GCATCTTGACTATTGCCGCGGTGAGGACTACAGGCACAAGTGCTTCAGTGCTTGCGGGTTTTAATTGGGAGGAGTTGCGCTGATGGCTAATATTGTGATAACAACGTCAGGAAGCTCCATTGTTGTTGACTTCGGGGACTATTACAACGCCACTTCACGCGTCGATTTCACCAAGGCGTCCTACCACAAGAACAACGTGGCCGAGGTTCATCTTCACTCAGATCATGTGAGCGTCGACATGACCGCAGTACCCGAGGAGTGGAAATTGACTCATGACTCGGCCTATTCTGGGGCTGACTTTTTTATAGTTGACTCTGTGTCATCGGTTCAGCCTTCATCACTGTCTGATCTTTTTGACAAAATAACCGCGCTCAGGTAACTTTACGGACGACAAGAGGAGCTGAAAATTAGCTACATGAACAGCACTTGGCTAGGACATGCAATCCGAAAAGGCGTCTTCCTGACCGCCCTGCCATTTGTTTTATTGTCAGGGGTTATCGCTACAGGAGGCGAAGATATGTTGACTAAAGAGAGAGTCCGAGAACTTTTTGATTATCGGGAAGACGGAATTCTAATCTGGAAGCAAGGTCAAAGAGCGGGCAAGGAAGCAAATTGTGTTGATAAGAAACAGGGCTATCGAAGAGTCAGAATTGATGGCAAGTTGTACAAAAACTCTAGGGTTATTTATCTCTATCACGAAGGGAGTCTACCAAAAATCGTAGACCACAAAAACAGGGATGGCCTGGACGATCGAATTCATAACCTTAGAGTTGCCAGCAATAAACAAAATTCTTGGAACGCCAGCAAGAGATCTGATAACAGTAGCGGTTTCCGTGGAGTTAGCTTCTGTAAGCAAAAAAACAAATGGAGAGCAAGGCTGACGGTCGACGGCAAGGAAAAACATCTGGGCTTCTTTGATAACCCGACTGATGCATCAATAGCTAGAGTCGCTGGCGAAACAATTTACTATGGTGAATTTGCGTCCACATGAGTGAAGTGAAAAGACTTTCCTGCCAACTGGTAGAGATCAAGGCCGATGGTGACGCCAATAGCAACGAGGGGGAGTTCTCTGGCTATGGAGCTACCTTTGGAAATCTTGACCACACTGGTGACATCATCAAGGCCGGTGCTTTCGCTAAGTCGCTGAATGATTGGGGAATGAAGGGAGAACTTCCTTTCCTGTTTGCCTTCCACGATATGTCTAGGCCAATAGGTGACTGGCTTGAGATGAGGGAGGATGAAAAAGGACTATATGTTAGAGGCCGTCTATGGACAAAAGGCGATAGAAGAATTGAGGACGCTGTAATGGCCTACAATATGCTCCGTGGCACTGGACGCAAAAATCTGAGCATAGGTTACCGCGTCAAAGATTATGAAATGCAAGAGTCAGTGAATGGCTCGGTCAGAATCCTAAAGGAGATTGACCTTATCGAAGTTTCCATCGTGCCAATCCCAGCCAACGACATGGCAAAGATAACTGCGGTGAAATCCCTCAAGGACGAGGAGGGAAATATCTTGTCCAAGCGAGAGGTTGAGAGAGCCTTGCGGGATGCAGGACTTTCCACTCGCCAAGCGAAGGCTTTTATAGCTGGAGGATACGAGGCTCTGGAGCGGGATGCGAAAGAGTTAGTTGAACCCGCTGGTCGAGAGGATCAGCTAGACGAGGCAGGCATTCTTGCATCCCTTCAAAAAGCTCTTTACACCTATAAAGGAGGAATCTCGTGAGCGAAGAAATCAAAGGAGCCATCGAAGAATTTGGTGGCGCACTAAAAGCCCAGCGCGAAGCGTTGGACGAAATCCGAGCCAAGCAAGCCAAGAGTGAAGGCGGTCAAGCCGAACTTCAAGAAAAGGTTGCTAAACTCGACGAAGTTATTGAAGGTCAACTTGACCTCAAGAAGCAACTTGAAGAGCAAGCCCTTGCTCTCAAGAATTTCAATGCCAAAGCTGACGAAGCTGGCTTGAGTGTTGAAAAGAAAATGGTGGACGATTACGGAACAGCTCTTAAGAAGTTGGGCCGCGCTCGTTTCAACGCTGACAATGCTGGTCTTTCTGCTGATGAAGCCAAAGCTGTTTCAGAAGTCAAGGCCATGAGTCGTGAAGTTGGACCTGATGGCGGATATACTCTTCTCCCATTCCTGGGCGAGACTTTCACCCGACCTTTTGACACTTCTCCCATCCGTCAACTTGCGTCTGTTGTCACCATCTCCACAGATACCTACAAGGGTTTCTTGGATGATGACGAAGCCGCCGCTTCATGGGTTGGTGAAACAGCTTCAAGGACCACCACTGACACGCCTGAAATCGGCAAGATCAGCGTTCCGGTTCACGAAATGTACGCTTTCCCAAAAGTTAGCGAGACACTTCTTGAAGACAGTGAGTTCAATCTGCCTTCATGGTTGATGGACAAAGTGATGAACAAGTTTGGCAGAACTGAAGCTACAGCCTTCGTAACTGGTGATGGAGTAGACAAACCTCGCGGTTTTACCACTTACACCAACAAGACGGCAAACGCTGACGTGTACACTCGTGGACAAGTAGGAACCAAGGTAACAGCCACAGCATCAGCAATCACAACTGATGAGTTGGTTGACCTTCGTGCCCTTCTGCACACAAGTCACAGAGCTGGAGCGTATTTTGCTTACAACCGAGCCACTGAGTCTTACATCCGTAAACTCGTTGATGGTCAAAACAACTACATTTGGCAACCTGTGTATGCACAGGGTGAACCTGATCAACTGCTGGGCCAACGCACTGTCATCATGGAAGACATGGCTGACATTGCTACTGGTGCTTTGGCTGTTGCTATCGCTGACTTCCGAGACTGCTACCTGATCGTCGACCGATTGGGAATGGCTGTCCTCGAAGACCGCTACAGCGACAAGCCTTACTTCGGTTTCTACTGTCGTAAGCGTGTTGGTGGGGCTCTCAAGAGTTACAGCTCAATCAAATACCTCGTCCAAGCATAATCGCGAAAGGAGAATAGAAAATGGCTACTAAAGACATGAGGAACGACCTAGACATCCGTGTAGGTCTGGAACCACAAGCCGACACCACTGGAACTTCCACTGGTGTTGACGTTGACACCCGAGGCTATGAGTCTGTGACGCTGATGGTCCATGCTGACACTGCTTACGCTGGCACTGTTTCCCTCCAAGAGGGAGACACCACCACGTCTTACAGTGCGGCTGGAGCCGATGACATCATTGGAACCAATGGTGACGCGGCTACCGCTGGCGGTATCCTGACGCTTGGATACACAGGAAGCAAGAGATACGTTCGTGTTGTGGCTACAACCACAACTGCGGGTGACATCTCCTGTGCCTTCATCCTTGGAAACGCTCACGTTTGCAAGACTGGGGCTAACCTGTAGTGATTGTTCAGTGCCGATGTGTTGAGTCCTTCGCGGGCGATGCCTTCGGCACTGGTCAATACGAGAAATTTTCAGAGGGTGGGGTTTACGCCCTGCCCTCTGTTTTCATTAGTGAGAACGCCACAAAGTTCGAGCTATTAAACAAGATTGAAACCAAACCACTGAGGCAAGCCCTTGAAGTCAAAGGTAACAACAGCACCCGCCAGCGAACCAGTAACACTCGCAGAGCTAAAGCTAAGTCTCAGAATCACTGATACTGCACAGGACACGCTCCTCACCCAGTACATCACAGACGCTCGCGACATGGCTGAGCGGTACACAGGGCGAAAATTCATAGAACAGACGCTCACCAGTTACACAGACAGCTACCCAACCATAGGGGGCGAATGGTGGGATGGATGGAGGCAGGGCCACATCGGATACCAAACAGGCACAAGACACGCGATTGTTTTTGACTGGGCTCCAGCAATCTCAATCACTTCCGTGGTCACCATCGACAGCTCAAACGCTGAGTCTTCTTACGCCTCCACAAACTACTACCTTGAGAACTTTGACGACGACAAGACCGCAAAGATGCAGTTCAACGACAACGCGACTTTGCCAGGGGATTTAAGGGACGAGAATGGTTGGAAAATCGTGTGGAAGGCGGGCTATGGCACAGCCTCCAGTGACGTGCCTGCGTCCATCAGAAGGGCGATTATAGTCCTCGCAGGACACCTCTACGAGAACCGAGGAGACTGTGAAGGTGAGCTTTGCGGGATCACTGAGGCGTTCTCCATGTTGAACCCTTACAAAATCATCCGTGGCTGAGTTCTGCTCTAGAGATTTCCGTGATGTTGTCACGATAGAAAGAAACACGGAGTCAGCCGATGGCTTCGGAGGCTACGCATCCTCATGGGCAACACAGGCCACGATTTACGGAAAGATCGAAACATCCAGTGGCACAGAGGGGATTATTGCCGGGAGAACGGAACCATCCGAGACTGTGGTGATCACTTGCCATTACAGGTCGGACCTTCTGGAGTCTGACAGGGTGGATATTGGTGGCGATAAGTTCAACATAACACGAATTGAGAACATAGACAGACGATCAAGATTTCTTAGAATATATGCTGAAACAGGAGTGAGGACATGAGCAACGGACTAGGAAGCGGGGACACACTTAAAGGGTCTGATACCTTTAGTTTTTTCCGTGGGGAACGCGACACACTAAGCCCAGGGCGTAGGGATGTTCCATTCACTGACCTTGTGACATATCTGAATGATGCCAGTGTCTTGACCGCGTTCGCATCGTCTGGGGTGGCTTGGGGGAGCATCACAGGCACTCTGTCTTCACAATCTGACCTTCAGGCAGAACTTGACAGACTCGACGTTCTTGAAAAGAATCTGGGTATTAACTTCCTGAGAGATTCAATCGCAGAGGGGTGGTCTACATTAGACCTCACAGACGGCTTCTCAGATGTTTTCGACGACCAGACAGGCGTGGATGCCGCCAGTTCGTTGAATGAGTTTTACAACTCAGCTTATGACTTCTACCAAGGGACAGGAACCGACAAAAGTTTCCTTCTGCAAAGTAACACCCTAGACCCTTCTGAAATCGAAACATTCACGGATCAGACAGGAACCGAAACTATCACCACGCCAGCTACAGCACCATTCCACAGTGGCACAAAGAAAACTCTGGGCGTCAGTTCAATCAGGTTTGCGGGGGACTCAAACCAACGCTTGACGATTGGCAATACAGCTTCGACCACTTTCGACTTTGGAAATGGGGCATTCACTGTTCATGCAAGGGTAAACCTTGACAGTATTAGTTCTCTGCAAGCAATAATCACAAACTATGGAGACGCAGGGACTCGCGGGTGGTCACTTGAGAATCTTGGGTCAAATGGTCAACTGAGGTTCATTTATACAACGGACGGAACGAATGGGATCTCCGTGACATCGAATTCAAGCGCGGTATCTGCTGACACTTGGCATGATATTAAAGTATGCCACGAATCGAATGGGACCGCAAGCACAACAAGGTTTTACGTTGATGGCGGGTACGTTGGTGGGGCGGCCAGAAATGACACCATTTTCACCGCGACAGTTGCCACAACTGTAGGAGCGAGACCAAGTGCTACACCTTCGCAAGTTTTCACAGGATACCTCGATGACATCTATGTGATCAAAGGAACTTGTGAACATACAACTGAGGTTGGCGGTGCGGGAGGTGATTTCACTGTCCCGACGTATCCTGCCTCGTACACACCGACCGCAGAGCTGACGCTCATAAGCAACTCACAGTCAGCCTCTTCCGCGCCCACAAATGCAAGGCTTGTTGTGTTGCATGAGGCTATTGACTCAGTGACGTTGAATACTGATCTGGTGGCCTCAACCACAAGAAACGCAGGGTCTGCATATACAACGATGACGCTGGCAAAAGATGCTGACTATGATTCAAATATCCAGATCTTGACGACTACGGATGAAGACATCAGCGGCCAGTCATCGGGAACTTCTGTGGGTTACAAACTTGTGACAGCAAATTCT